CGATAGCGCGCTGAAAGGCATCGAATTCTGCGGATGCCGCTGATTTATAATCCACAATATAAAGGCCATCTCCATCTTCTACTATGTAATCGGTTCTTGCCTTATATTGAACTCCTCCAATTTCAACAAACATTGACAATTCCGCCCGGCCTTTATTGGTTATCTTTGAAGCGAGTTCATGCGCATAAAAAGCTTCGTACATTCCTTTAATAATGGAGAAGTGCTTTGGCTGAAGGCATATCTTATCTTTGTTTGCCGCCTCAAAAGACTTCCACTCTTTTGTGTTTTTCGCAGCATCTGGACCTTCAACATAAACTGAGAAATCTTGCTCCAAAATGGCCGAGTGTGCGGCGGTGCCTATATCGAATGCCTCTGATTCTTTTTTTGGAATAAGTCCATCAAGTTCGGCTTTAAACTTTGCAAGCGAATGGCTGGCAAGCTTTAGCGTTGTTGAGCCGATCGCTTTATGTGCGTGATAGTCCGAATTGGTCATCTTTTCTTTAATCATAATTTTCTCCTTATAATTTCCAATCTAATATCTGATCGGCAATCGATTGTTTTTTCTTTAGTGCCTGGTTTACTTTTTCGTCTATAGTTCCTTTTGAGACCAGATCTATCCTGGTTATTTTTCTATGCATCTCTGATCCGCCACGATAATTTCTAGCTTCTGACTGAATGTCGTCTTCAAGTGAGAATGTTTTTGAATAATAGATGGAGTATGCGGCCTCAATGAGATTAATTCCGATTCCGGCCGATTTTTGATTTGCGATCAAAACCGGAATTGATCTATCTTGCCTAAATCTTTTTATTTGATCGTCTTTATCAGTAATCGCACCATGAATTTCTGCGTATTTAATCTTTAGCTCATTACAGACTTCGGCGATTATGCTATAGTTCTCCTTAAACGCAGCCCAAACTATCACTTTATTCTGCCCACCAACACAGAGGTCTTCTAGAAGCTCTTTTAATGCCTCTGCGCGCGGATTTTCCTTAAATCTATAGTTTGTGCCGTCATCGGTTACAGCAAATCCTGATAATATTTGTTGAAGCTTTAGCCCTTTAGTCATGGCAAGAGTTGCAACTATAGCTCGTGGTTTTTCCCCCATATCACCTAGATATGCGATAAACTCATCTTTCATGCTTTTATATGCACGCTTCTGTTCTGGGCTCATCTCAACGAGGATGTCTTCAAAGATTAGTGGCGGCAAATCCAAAAATTCATCTTTAGTCGCCCGAAGAGCTTTTTTGCTGATAGCATCGGCGATAGCTTTAACTGCCCCTGATTTTGGTTCCCACTTTGGGAAATATTTAAGACGAGACATGTTTGCGTTCTTATCTTCAAAATAGTGTGCTTGAAATTTATAAAAATTTGATCCAAAAGTTTCACCAAGATCGAGCGCTAAGAATTGTTGAAATATATCGGCTGGCGTATTTAGCACTGGCGTGCCTGATAAAATATATCTGTGTCTTGCTTTGGCGGCGATCTGAGCTGCGGCTTTTGCGCGCTTTGATTTGTGAGATTTTATCCTTTGTGATTCGTCAAATACGACAATCTCTGGGGCGAACTGAAACAAGCCATAAAGTATATTTTGATTAGTTAGGACTTCATAGTTTGCAATAACAATCTTGGCCTCGCCGATCGTATCAAATAGTGTCTTTGCTTTTTGCGAACCAGTGCCTTTTAGGACAACCACGTTATTTGGCGGAAGCTCAGAATGTCTGGCCCATTCGTCTCGCCAATTGTCCAAGGTTACCACTGGAGACAAGATAAGCGTCTTCATCATGTATCCATAGCGTTGATATTGGTGGCGGATGATGTTTATGGCAGTTGCGGTCTTGCCAGTGCCCATTTCCCAAAAGAGGGCCATATCTCTAAGAGACTTTGATTTCTCTATCGCGTCTAATTGATGCGCCCAAGGCTTTACAAAGTATTCCATATGACCTTTACAAATGAGTTTTCATATATAATATCATCTAAGATATTTACTCTGCAATCCATTCTACATTTAAAATTGATAGCTCGCGTTTAAGCCCTTGCTGCATTCGTTTTTCTTCGGCTTTTGGATAAACTTGATACAGAGTCTTAAAAAACTGTTGGCTAGTGGCCTTAAATTTAAAGCCTTCTTGATCGCAAAATGAGATATATTTTCTGTATATATCTGTCTTAAAAATGAACCCAGGCTTATCTGTGGGATTCCATACCAAAAAGTCTTGAAGAAACTGGATAACGTTATCGTTTTCACGTTTGTAATCATCAAGTGCCTTTTTGCTCGACTCGGCCTTGGTGAATTGCCAATTATTTTCCAGAAGTCTTTCAAATCCTTGAACACATAAATTAAAAATTCCAGGCAAGTCTTTCTTTAATTTTAGATCCATGTCTGGAATTCTGTTTCCTATTTCATCATCAAAACGCGCCTTCATTGGAATCAGAAGTATTCGTCGATAAAGTCCATCAGTACGATCGCCAGATTTAGGCATATCATTGCAAGCAATAATAAGTTTTGTTCGATTGCGGATAGAATAATCTTGAACGTAAAGCTGTTTAACATCAATTTCCCCTCCGGTTACCATTGCTTTAAATATTTCAGAATCACTCAAAGCCCTCACGTTGGTTTCTTCTGATATGTTAAAAAGAGCCCGCTCAAGAAGAAGTCTTTTTGTATCTTTATTTAGAGCCTCTAACGTTAAAGACGAATAGTTCTTTTTGCCAACCAGATCCTGCATAGCCCGAATGAGAGTGGATTTACCATTTGAGGCGGTTGGGCCATAAAGGAACATGGCTTTTTCTGCTTTACACTCAGCGTTTGAAATCGCATATCCAAGAAACTCAATTATTGAAAACTGCAACTCTTTATCGCCTTGAGTGACAGCATCTAAGAACTCCTGAAATACGAGGCCTTGAGCGTTTGGGTCATAGGCATATGGCAAGACATACTGAAATCCATAGTCTGTAGAATGTGGCTTTAGTTCTCTTGTTTGAACATTGAAGACGCCATTTTGTAGATTTATAAGCCCTTCAGTGCTCTCGTGAAACCAGTCGCGAGCCTTTAATTGATTGACCGCCACCTTATTAAAAAACTCTCGTCGCATATTCTCTGATGGTGGTGGATTAAAATGCGCTTCTGCAAAGTTTTTTACTCTCTGGTTTTCTTGAATTTCCCAATACATTCCGTTGTAGGTATATATATTTCCGCCTACTGAAATGTATGGATTGGTTCGTTTATATTTTTTGTACAAATCCACATACGAAGGTCTGCCTCTAATCGGTATACCCTTTTCACTCTTGCGAACTTCGTAAAATCCAGTGTTTTCTGTGGCCGGGAAATCTTCGGTTTGGATTTGTATTGGGCTTTTAACTTTTCTAAAGTGTGGACACTCAATACATTTCTTCCACCCGCACGTATCCATGATTGATTGGCAATATCTAGGTCCAGATGCGGTAGCGATGGCAACGTCGGCATCAAAGCCTGACTCATCAAAGCCAGGGATTTTCTCAACCAAGAATCTAAGCCACTCAACGCCGAGCTCTGGCTTTCCTGGTTCATGGAATCTAGCGAGTATGGAGTATAAAGCCCAGCGTTTTAATTCGTTGTTTTTTGAAAAAAAACTTTCAGTTTTGAGCGTGAACGAATCTTTTACAAACGAGCATTCTTCTTGGATGCCTTGTTCATCAATCGTGTCGGGCCATCTAGATATGCCCTCCATAATTGATGTATTATAATTCGAAGATACGAGTGCATCTTCATCTTTAATACTTGCCAATTGTCCCCCAACGCTGCCGCTTGCAAACGAGATATCTTGAAAGTAAAACCCTAAATTGTGAATTGACGATGAGTCAACGGTGACGGTATTTTGGCTTTGCGTCCCATACACACTCAACGCATCCCGTTCCAACGGTTTACCCCACCTTTCGGCCTGCCAATTGTCCAGAGGGGTGGGGTTTTTAATCATAAAGACCAAAGGCAAAGTCGATTCCTTTTTGATCTTTCCTGCAGTCTTCTCTTTCTTCCTTAGTTCCGATCCACGGATTACAGACTATTGGCACGCCATTTAGTTTGTGTGTAAAATAATAAACGAGTGGCTTCGGATCGAAGTGAAAAGAAAAGTAAAGAAAGATTAGCGCCACCATTTTAAGGAGAAACAATATGCCACGAAACTTAATTCCAGAGTCTGCTAAACGAGAGCTCCGAAAGAAACGTGAAAACCAAGAGAAATTATCCTTCTTGGAGTCCATGGCCATTTCCTTTAAACCAATAGCTGAAGTGGCTGGAGCGGCCGAAAAGCTGGCAGAAGAAAAAAGAAAAAAAGAAGAAGAAGAAGAACGAAAAAAGCGAGAAGAACAGGAAAAAAGACGCCGTAAGTAGGTGGTGGCGAGACGAACTAAACTTAGGCCGCGAGTTTACCATTTAGGTTCATCTCCATAAAATATAGGTCTGCCATCATTTCAATGATGTCGGTTTGAGACATTTCAATGCGTGATCCTAAGGCGCGAGCTCTTTTTATGATCAAAACGCCGCGCTCGTTTACGTCGAAGTCTAAAATTTCAATCACCATGCCGTTATAAAGAAGCCTTAAGTCCATAACTTTTAGTCTCCGTCTCGCATGCGCTCATACACCGCGTCGGCCGCGGCTTGACGCCGGTCTTCTAGATACTCGGAGTGGCGGTCGTCTATGAGCGGGGTTAATTTATCAATGATAAAATCGACCAACTCTTCATCATCTACTTTCATCAATTTCCCGGCCTTTTCGGTGTAACACTCAAGGCCATCCAAGTAACATTCGTCTTCGGACGCGTATATACTTAGGCTCCCGCCGTAGAGCACACCGTTCACTTCGATCTCAAACTCATACCCGCATTTGCTTAATTTAGGCATCTCATAGTCGAAGACCAATACATCCGTGTTGTTTAGCGTGGCGTGCTTCGAGTGCGGATTGTCGACATACTTTTCTAGATATTCACGTAACTTTCTGGTGGCGACTAGTCGCTTGATTGTGTCCGTGGTGTAAGCAACCTTTAAAGATAGGTTGGCTATGCGTCGGAGAATCGATATTTTTTTATTGATCATTTTGCACCGCCCGAACCCGGTGTGAGTTTTGGTTACATCCGCACACATGTTCTTTGCGGACTAATTCACTGAGTTGGTCGACGACCGCGCCGTATGATTTACTCACGGGTCCATCCTTGAGCCAGCGAACCCATGCCATAAGTGCATACTTGGTTGAAAATGCGAACGGCTTCAATCTTTTTAGTTATGTTGTAAACACCACTGTAGTTTTCAGTGGTGGAATTGTCCACGTACTCAACGTGATAACGGACTTCGGTCTTAATGGTGCCGCGACCTGATTTTAGGTAAGAGTGTTTGTGCTGAACACTTTTACGCAACTGGATGTTACCTTTACGTAACAAAATAATTGAATGAGAACCGTACATAGTTACCTCGCTTGTTTTGCCGGTTTAAAGCGGCGTTGTATATACTCTTCGGATATCTAAAAGAATATCTTTAATAAAAAAAGTGGTTAAATATAATTTATATTGTGGCACTTGGAAATTTAATGATATCAGATATTTGGAAGTAAAAGTGGCAAAGTGGTTGGGATATTACTGTTGTTATTTTATTTTTATAATATATGTATATATATAGATACACTATATATAGGGGTAGTATATAGGGAATAAGAATATATAAATATAAAAGTATAACGGAGGTAGAAAAACCACTGCCACTTTGCCACTTTTACTTAAGTATGCGAAACATATCAACATTCGCTGCCACTTCTATAAAAAATGTTTAGCCACTCGTCTGCCACTTTTTCATGCCAACAAAGAATAATTTATATTTCACCGCGTAAATTCGGCCCATCCCTTATTGACGCATTACCTCATGTTACTCGAGCACGATTATTGCATATACGGACCCACCACTACCGGTAGTGTTTAAGAATTGTGGATAACTCCGGGGCACCGCGCCAGTATGACTCGCCACGATAGCTTTGGCGTGAGCCAGATCAACCGCGTTAAAGTCGACTACTTCAACCCCTCTATGACCTCTAAGTGGCTTTATTTGGCGTACGATGTACTTTAATTGCTTCATGAATATCTAATCGGTGATATCGATTAGAAACTTTAGTTCTATTTGGTATTTTGTTTACGACGCACCATAGCCACTACCCCTAGTGGTACCGGTACCACTACCCCTAGATATAGGGCTCTGATCCCTATCTGTAGTGTTCACGCCAATAACTCTGCCACTATCTGTAGTGTATGCAATGCATCATCGCTACGCAGTCAAGGTTAATTGGATTTTGTGGGGGTATATGGATATGGGTTCGTATGTTTGCGCTTAATAGCGGGGCTATTAGCGCGATTCATATTGAGATGGTGGTGTTTTATTATGGGACTTTATGGGCAGGTTACACTAGCGCTATCGTGGTATTTATCGGCACAATGCAGAAAAACTTTAGGGTCGGCTGGTTTTTATCGGAATGAGACCCCCCACCCCCAAAATTTCGGTGGGAGTTAATACGTTCCCCTCCCCTCCCTTTCCGCTACAACCACCAGACGGCATATAACGCACAGCATCCTAACACAATACTAAGTACCACTGCCCTTAGTGTTTGTATCGCTTTGGCCACTATTTCATCATTTAGATCATGATATGGATTTATCGAATAATATCCCGGTTTGATATTCTTTGGCGTCTTGGCAGTGTTTTGTCCATCGTTCGATTAGGTCGTCCCAATCGTTTATGCAGTAGGCAAGGTCCATAATTGGCGTCGAGAGGTTCGAGAGGCCAACGATACAGATGAGCATATGATTCCTGGTAATACGGCTTTTTCGAAACTTCCACATAATCGCTCCGAGCAGTGTCTCTAGATCGAGGGCCCATAGTACCATCCACCACCACCACGGCTTAAAGATTCTGATCCATAGTGCCCAGACTTCAGGCCCGGTTAGATCTGGCATCTTTTTAGGCGCATCGAGCGCATGATTCTTTTTAGAATTCCAGGCTGTAAGAAAGAGTTTTTTTTTATGATGCCTAAAGAGGGTTTCGGCTGATTGATCAAAATGAGTTACATAGCTGCAAAGAATTGCCACGAGCTGATCTCTTGAGAACCGATCAGGCCAGCCGTACCATTTTGATTTATCTGGATGTCTGACTGGTCCATCTTCAGTGATAAGCTTTCGCCGAAGGTCTGGCAGAAACACGCCTTCGACGTTACTTAGCCTAAGCGCAAGACACGTTCCAATGATTGCAGCAGTATCTCCGCCATCGAATTGTTCGTCATCGCCACGGGTACCGGGGAAGCCATCTTTATCGATCATCTTATTTACCTTTCGGCGAGCACGGGTTCCAGTTTGGTAGATGCTTTATCTTAATCGTAATGATTTGCTCAATACCAATTTTGTAGGGCTCACCACATTGGCCACGATTCCACCATAGAACTTTGGCTTTTATATATTTTGGTCCCCTGTAGGTCACCTTAAGCACTTCGACAAATACATCTATAAAAGCTGGGTGCGTGTAAAACCCTTTATCCATTTAAGAGAAGCCTGTGGATTTCTTGTATCGCCTCCTCTGGATGCCCTGCATATTTATGTAATATCGGCATGAGTCTTTTCTTTAATACGTCGTTTGCGATCATAGCGGCAACGTGGGATGTAGTCGGCCCATATGGGAAATCTTGTGACTTAAATAGGACAATTATCTCGAGTTTCTTTAATATATTTTCCACTTTTTCTAGTTCAATCCACTGGTGATCGTGAAACGTTTCGTCTATTAAACCAGCCTTTCGGCAGAGTGGGTATTTAGTCAAGCGATGGCTCCTGTATGTATGGATAAATCATACATTTGAGCACCACCGGCATACAATAGAGCTATTCCTGCCATATTTCATCATCCTCACTTAGGTCTGGGCCATGTGACTTTGACGCAGAATCAGTTGAGATAAATTTATCAAGTTCATCTAAAGCCTCATCAAACTCACCGCACCACATGTTTGGCTCATTTGAAATGCTCCGCACACCACTCTGGCGTGTAGCTCTGCGTATTGTCTGCTAACAGAGAGGCTATGGCATTTGCCACCTCTTGAACAGTTTGATGGTTCCACTCGGCTTGCAATAGCTTAAATTTACCTGTCGACTTTTCTAGTATTCCGATCTCAAAAGTGTCATGCAAATTGTGTTCAATTCGAGATCGACAAATGCCAGCGGTGATAAGATAATCTCCGCCATCCCAAAGGCCAATGCTCTCGCTTAATGACTTTTTATCTATCACTTCCGCCTACCGTGGCTTGAATAATCAAACTTCTTTACAATGCGACCAATTTGATAATTAACCGCCGCAGTTAACAAAAATTCATATTCCAGCGAAGTGTATTTAAGGCCATTAAGATATTTCAGGAGTTTTGTATTATCGTTGGGCGGAGCGATTAAATTACGTTCGAGTTTAGAAACATTCCCTATATCGAGGCCGCGCTGAAGACAATACTGACGCAAAGTAACTTTATTTTTCAGCCTTACTTCACGCAAGAGTGCGCCGAAGCTCATATCTTTAATCATGGTCAATCATGCCTCATCCGTAAAGTTTGGCGGCGCTCTTTATTGCTCTTTTGAAGTCTTCCATTGTCTTAATTTCTTTTTCGCCAAGATCGGAAGTCTTAGTAGGCAGTTCTTTAACGGGAGAACTCTTGCCAAGGTTTATTCTAAATTTTCCCCAAGTCAGGAGCTTTTTCATTCTTGAGGTTATAGACATAACTAACTCCTGCATGCAATCACCGTCTTACCTGTCGACCGTGAGAGGAGGGCACCGTTGTTGTCATCATTTCATCTCCCGCAGTACGCGCCTAACAGGTTAAACGGAAATCCCAAATTGCCAAGCAATTTCTCTAATGGACAGCCCCATAGAGCGTAACTCATACGTCACATTCTCGCAGCAAATCCAAAAGCTTATCTGCGTACTTGCCGTAGGCTGCCGCCGACTCCGCCGCCACCGCCACCGCCCACGCCGCCGACTCCGCCGCCCACAAATCCCGGCCCTCACGGTGACAACGAATCATTTCGACCGTCGCTTCCTTTGTCAGTTCAATCGCGGTGACCACACCCTTGAACTCTGGATCAACTCTCAGTGACTCCAGCTTCTTTAAATTTTCCTCTAAAATGTAAATAAAATACGGCGTCTTAACCTTTTCAAGGTTAGCGCCAACGTTGATCGACTCTAAAAATCTAAGAGGCCATTTTTTAGCCGACTCGGCTTCCATGCCCTCAAAGAGGGCGTCCTCTAAATGAGCCATCCACTCAGGAATGCCAAGCTCAATTGGGTATTGGGAGTGATCATAGTTCTCAAGCGTACATCCGACAGCGCATCCCCTCTGCTTGCCCTTGTCCCATCCAGTGCCCTGAATGATCGCGTCAGCCTTTTGATGCATAAGCACGCGCGAGACATATTTTTCTTTTACCTTTTGATCATTATGAAATGCTAACATCGGCACCACCTTTTTAATTTAATTAGCGATTCAGGGTGATATCTTATTTCGTAATACCAAGATATCTCTTTTTCTTTTTTATACGCTCAGGTAATTTTTTTCCTTTAGAGGCGGCATCATGCTCTGATATTTGGGCATCTGTGATTCCGGACTCTTTTGCGGCGGGGGAATGGAAAAACCGTCTTTGCGCCTCTGATTTATATGGCATGTTTTCTCCCTGCATAAATATGCAATATTGGCCCAATTCCGACATAAAGATTGAAGATCGAAATCGCCACAACTAGGGAAAAATTATACCATAAAAGACCATGGGCCATGTGATAGCCGACAGACGCGAAAACGAAGGCTGGAATTAGAAGTATATGAAGTGAGTACAAACAAACAAACGCATGATATCTGGATGATTTAGATCTTCCGCCCGTTGCCTGCCACGGCTCTATTGTTCCAAATGCCCAATCTGTTATTGCAAATAAATGGCTCCACGCAGAGACATGACGTGTTTCGAGTAAATGAATTGTGTATGGCTGTTTCATCCACAGCTTCATAAATATAGTCGAGAACACAAACGAAGGGACAGAGAACAACAGATTCCACCAATAGATGCTTCCGGGAAGATAGACTAGCATATATATGGTTGGTATTGGATAAGCGACTACGCCAAGCCCAGTTGAGGTGTAATAGAAAAAGCCAGACATATAGGATAAGCGCTGCCAAAACGTTAGTCTTGTTTGCCAGAATTTTTTTGAGAAACAAAGTGTGAGCGAACCCATGGCCCAGCGGTATTGCTGAGTAAAGAAGCCACCCCATGTTTCTGGACACAGACCTGAGGCGAGATTTACTGGGATATATTTGACTTTCCACCCGGCCCTCAGGCATTCAAAACCAGTATGTACATCCTCAGAATGTGTAATCGGTGCGGTGCCACCAAAAGGCTTGAGGCTCTCTCGACGGTAGAGGGCATTTGTTCCAACACATATAGCGGCATTGTGGTAATCACGAGACGACTGAACCAGACGGTAGAAGAACTCTTGGATCTGGCTTGCCCCCCGAGCAACGGGGCCTGCCTGATCATCGTCACGAAAGAATTGGGGGGTTTGGACAATTGCAATTTTTGGGTCGTAAAGCATGTGGGCTATAGTTATAGAGAGAAAATCTTTTGCAGGACAGAAGTCGGCGTCGAAGATAGCAATAAAATCAGCAGATGTCTTTTGAAAGGCATATCTAAGATTGCCAGCTTTTTTAAGAGCATTGCCTGCTCGCCGAATATAATTAAACTTAAATTGTTCAGCCAATAGGCGAACGTCATCAGATTTTCCATCATCCAATACATGAATAAGACAAGAGCCATCATGAAATGCTGCCATTGCAGCGACATGAGCCCAAGTGTTTTTGATTACCTCAATACTTTCCCCGCATACAGGAAGAAACACGTCGACATTTTGCTTGTCTGCTTGTTGCCAGTAAGCATTGACAATTTGATTGAAAAACTTGAAATCAAAATCTTTTGCGCTTAAGCCAACAGTAATCGTGATTATTAAATATAGAGACAGCAAAAGAACAAAGACAGCATAAGGCCAAAGCCAAGGGTGCATATAAATAAAAGCTATATTACCGAAGATTAATAATCCAGATGAGAACAGTGTAAACGAATAGACGAGTGCCCTGTTGGTTTTAAGGTAGAGATGTCTCTCTACCTTATTCGGTGGTGTTGTCATTTTTTGTCTAAATTAGAACAGTTTATATTCTAGCTTCAGAAAAACGTATTCTTTATTTTTTCTGAACTTTGCATCGTATTGGTCTATGCCATGAACGATGCCATAATGATAGCCTGGGCTCACAATAAGTTTACCAAAATACATGTCGACATTACCCTTGGTCACCCACCACCGGACATCTTCTCCTGAGTCTGTTGGCTCTTCTGAAGCCCCAGTCCAAAGGTTTAATCCGACAACTTTGTGTAGATTATGGTGAAGGTTAAGACCAAGCATAGGCTTATAAACCGCCCCGTCATCATGGAATTTATTGATTAACTGAACTTTTCCATCAAGAGCTGTGGCTGGAATAGACAAGAAAGAAAATATAAGTGCAAAAAGTAACTTAGACATAAAACCCCCTATTTGGAAGAGAATCTGGGGTTTTTGCCTGACAGTCAATTTTTATACAGGAAGAACTATTGTTGGCTTTGGGCGCGACAAAGAATAGCTCATAATTCCATCTCTATATGAGTCGTCTTCCTTGCATCTTGGACAGATTCTATTTTCTGGGCCATTACTTAAAAATACCCGAGTACACCTGAGACATTGGCGGCTTGATTTCTTAGAGCTCATTTTGGCATCTCTTTAATGGTACGGATGGCGTCTTTGTGACCACCAGAGCTAAGCTCATTTTCCAGCCGAGCCACCCGCTCTTTCAAAAGATCTCTTTCGCGCGCCGCGACAACAAGATCATTATAGGCCTTCATTGATAGGGTTACTGTTCCATTTATTGGGACCTTCCTTCTTAATTCTTCGATTGTTGATTTTGGCATTTTGTCACCAAAGTATTTTTCTGGGAAATCAAAACTCATAACACCCCCTTTGACATTTCTTTTGATTGCAAATAAGAAATCAAACCTATGAACGAAAAAATGACAAGAGAATATTTATCTGGTCGTCCGGAAGTTTGGAACGAATGGCTTGAGTCGGGCGAGATGATTGAGATGACAAGATATGGAAAAGTAGCTGGTATTACTTGCAAGATTGGCGTAACTCAGGATCTTTATGGGGAAATCGTCCCATTTGCGGAAGAAGCCGTTAAAGGAATAAGCATTGAAGAGCGTGTTTGTGAGATGATTATGCTCTTTGTAAAAGCCTGTAAATTTGCGGTTAAGGATTATCTAGAATTTGAATACAAAATATCGACAAAGATCCTGGATAAAACAGACCCTCTTAAGCCAAAAGAGTCTCGCGAAATAATCGACAAGAAACTTACGGTCGCGGCCGGCATGATGATTGATGATGCCGGTGAGCCAGCGATCCTATTCACACTTAAATGACAGAAGAAGAGATTTGCTTTATTTTTGAGCTGATAGCGCAACGTGCCATCGAGGGCGCGACTTTAGGCCAAATCAAAAGAGAAATTTTGACTACTCTTAACCCCGCTCCTCTCGTAATCTGTGAGGATGGGGGAAATATTGGAGAACAAAAGCGAGATCGCGCGATCAACTTTCGCTCGAATAGGGTCGTCCGGCGAGATCGAGATCGTGAGTGTCGATTCCGGAAAAGTTCTTTCAACCCAGGAGCCATTAGGTTTCGTCGATACTGAGACCTATAAACTTACAGAAGAACATGCCGACGTAATTTGCCAGAGAATATCTGAAGGCAAAACAACCAAAGACGCATGCGCTGAAATTAATATTCCATATTCTGTGTACCTTCGCTGGAAGACCATGTTTCCTTGGTTTGGTGTCCTCATTAAAGAGGCGATGAAGGAGCGCGCTCATTTTTATTATGAGCGTGTTGTTGAAGAAGCAGAATCTATCTCCTCCAAGGAAGATGCAATTGTGAAGCGTGCGAAAATGGATGCTTTTAAGTGGGCCGCAGAAAAAGGAAACCCAGATGAGTACGGAAATAAAACGAAGATTTCTGGGGATGAAAAAGCGCCGCTTCAGTTAATTATTGAAACTGGCGTTCCGCAAAAAGAAGAGCGCGATGCCGGCCCAGTTCAAATAGAAGGCGAAAACAATGTCGGCTGAACAGCGGCAACTTTTAAAAACTATTGCTCCAACCCCAACTATATCTGCACCAGGGACTCCATTTAGGATTTCTGCAACCGATCTTTTTGTTAGAACTTTGATTATAGAAAGTGCGAATACAAATGTTGGAAGAATTTTTGTTGGCTCAAGCTTTTCTGACTTAATGTCAGGAAGAAGGCATACGCTTTATGAGCCTGGCGATGAGATCTCTATATCTTCATCTGAGTATGGAGCAATGAACGCTGAATTAAACCTGAAGGAGATTTGGCTTGATGGATCGTCAATTGGCGATCAAGCAATTGTCAGTTACATAGAAATAACGGAAAAGCTGATATGAAGATTTTAAAATCATATAAACCAGCTTCACAAAAAACAGCCACAGACACCCTTAATCAATTAAAGAGTTCGATTGGCGCGGTTTCTGTTATTACCCCGAGCACAATTGCACAAACCATTTTCGCAGCCAATAATGATCGCCGTGGATTTTTTCTATTCAATGATACAAATAAAGATGCCTTTATTAAATTAGCGGCATCTCCGACAACATCAAGTTTTTCTTTCAAAATTGGACCAGGTGGCTTTTATGAAAGAGAGCTTACAAATTATCTTGGCATAGTTACAGCTATTTGGGGTAGCGCTGCTATCGGCAGTCTTTATGCAACGGAGCTTACATAATGCTTAATGAGCAGAAAACAGGAATAGTTGTAAGCGAATTAAACACTGTTTCGGGGACTCTGGCCGCAGCCGCATCATTTGTTGGAGCATTTGAAGATATAAGGCGATATGCTGAGACTACGGTTAATCTTTATGGCACGCCAGCTATTGCGCCTGGAATATTATTTTTTGAATATAGCCCTGATGGAATAAACGTTGACATATCCGTGCCATATTCACTTTCTGGCCCAAGATCTTTTGTTCCGCTGCCGCTCAGGACGGTGTTGCCATTTTTCAGAGTTAGATATGTTAACGGAGCAACTCCACTTACTGAATTTCGTCTAACCACGGTATTTCATTGGGAAGGCGCGAAACATATTACCCGCGTTATCAATCAAACAATTGATGATAATGAGCCGGTTGAAAATGTTAGAGCTTTTATTGGTGGCAAAAGCCCAGATGGCCCATTTACCAACCTGCCATCTGGTGGGATGGTTACATCACAATCAACCAATACACTACTTGGTATTGGCGAATCATTTAATAGCGCTGGCATAATAGTCCCAACGAGTGGATATGTTGCAGCAGCCGTTACAATAAATGCAGATGTTGCCTCTGCTACTAGCGGAGTTGTTTTTCAGTGGTTTGCTGACTCGGCCGGGACAAGACTTCTTAAAGAATCCATATTCACATATGGAACACCTGGAGTTGGTGTTAATATATCTGTTCCAATTCAGGCGCCTTATTACAGGGTTAAATATGAAAATGGAACTATTGCGCAGACATCATTTGAACTTCAGTCGTTACTCATTGTAACGGCTCCACCGCCAGACGTTCTTGCGATTTCTGATACTATTACTGGGAATAATGCCGCAAGTATCACTAAGGCTCAGATCGTAGGCCAGAGAGAAGATGGTGCATATGCCTCTAGCAGACTATCTAATTCAAATTCACAGATGGTGGCTATTGCCGATAGACCGAGTGAGGTAAGAGGCCGCACGCGAGTTGTGATTCCAGTTAATCGCACGACCATATCTGCTCTTGGGACAGTTCTTTATACGGTTACTGTAGGTAAAACTTTATACATATCTGCTTTTGCTTTTTCTCAGTTAAACGATAATATAGCCATTGGCGAATGGCGCCTTCGAGACAGCGCGATTATAAAATCTGGATTTATAATGGCTCCAAGATCAGGATCAATACCAGATGCGCAGGCTTCAACATCACCAACCCTTCCAGAGCCCATTAATTTTTCTACGAATGTTAATTTGATTTCAATTACTGGAACAATAATTGTTGCCGGATTTTTAATTGGATATGAGGAATAAATGGCGCTAGAAATAATTGAGATTAATTTTACAAAAAACATTTTAGCCTTAAGTGATGACAAGATTGAGTATACACCTGTGGCAGGGAAGAAAGTAAATATTAGGGCATTTATTTGCGGTGGAGAATTAAGTTCTCTTGTTAGCGCAAAACTTGTATGGAAGAGTGGCCTCACTCAGGAGCAAGCCATTTGGACAGCGTCCCCTGGAACAGAAATGCCATTTGTTCATATCGTACCATACGCAGAAATAGATGGGGTTAATAAACTTGGCATTATATTAGAAAATAATTCGACATTATCTAAAAATATGTCCAGCTATGCTATTATAGAGGTTAATGATTAATGGCTCAGAAGCAGCAAATAAATATTATTGTTGAAAATACTGTTGCTCAAGGGGCAACGGTTACGAATGAGAGTGCCATTATTCCAAATGGCAAGACCATTATGGTAACAAAATTTGGTGGGTACGAGCGTGTTCAGTCAGTCAGTACCGGCATCATTGCTCTTCAGATTGGATCTGGTGCCGCGTGGACGACCATTAGGGTTGGCGGTGGAGGAGCTCCATTTGAATTTGACCTCCAAAGAACATTTGTTGGAGATGGGATTAAAAAATTTAGGATTGTAAGAATTAATAAAGATCCTGCGGCAAGTTCCCCAAAAGAGATGGCCGCATGGATCGAGGCCGTTGTTTTGTAGCATGGTTGAAAACCAACGAGTTAAAACAGGGTATACGCCAAGAATATTCCAGGCCAAGCTCCACCTGGGACTAAAGAGATTCAATGTTCTTGTTTGCCATCGGCGATTTGGAAAGACGGTATTTGCCATTAATCATCTTATTGATAAATCATTTAGAAATAATCGAAGAAATCCAAAGTATGCATATGTGGCACCAAACTACGGACAGGCAAAGCGTATTGCTTGGGATATGCTTAAGGAATACACAAGGAATATTCCAGGTGTAGTTTATAATGAAGCGGACCTTCGTTGTGAAATTGAGCGTCCAAGCCTTGATGATAAAGTTACAATTCTACTTCTAGGCGCAGAAAAGCCAGGGTCTCTTAAGGGTGTTTATCTAGATGGCGTAATTATGGATGAATTTGCAGAATGTGATCCTGCCGTGTGGGGCGAAGTTATCAGACCAGCCCTGGCAGATAGGCTTGGCTGGGCTATTTTTATTGGCACCCCAAAGGGCATGAATCATTTCCATCGCGTTTATCAAACGGCACTTTCAAATACAGATAGAGATTGGTTTGCAGCAGTTTACAAAGCAAGCGAGACAAAAGTTATTCCAGAGGTTGAACTTGAATCCGCAAAAAGAGAAATGTCTGACGAGGAGTATAATCAGGAATTTGAATGCTCATTTACGGCGGCATTAACCGGATCATATTATGGCAAATATATAGAGACCGCTGAACGAGAAAATAGAATAACTACAGTTCCTTATGACCCAGCCCTAATGGTTGATACCTTCTGGGATTTAGGAATTGGGGACACAACAGCAATTTGGTTCTTGCAACAGGTTGGCAAGGAATACCATATGATTGATTATCTCGAAATGTCTGGCGTTGGCCTTGAATGGTATGTAAAAGAGCTTCAAAATAGAAAATACATTTACAGAGACCACACGCTTCCTCATGATGCAGCAGCCCGAGAGCTTGGAACAGGAAGAACTAGGCAAGAGACCCTTCGTGGGCTTGGTTTGTCTAAGACAACAATCCTTAAGAAGCATACTGTTGATGACGGCATAAATGCTGTTCGCCTTCTTTTGCCAAAATGCTGGTTCGATAAAGATAAGTGCAGAAGGGGTATTGATGCCTTAAAGAATTATCAGCGTAAGTTTGACGCCAAAAATAATGTTTGGTCAGATAAGCCTTTGCACGACTGGGCCTCTAACGGAGCGGATGCCTTTA